TATCCTACGTTATCTGCCATGTTATTGTAGAGTTAAAAGTCCATTAACTTGGTCAAAATCAACCGTTAAAGATTCACCTGAAAGCAGGGTGATGCTGCTGCCATAATCAAACCACCCGATGAGCGGCCCACCTGCTGCGGTAGAGTTGTAAACCACCACATAGCGGAATGGCCCTGTGCTACCCCCTGTTGATGTTAGCGTTGTGTCCGCAACCACTAACTTATAAAGCCCACCCGATTGAGCGGATGAAGTAGTGGTTAAATTTCGTGTGGATAAATTCGTGTAAGTGATTTGAGTGATGTCGGCAAGCAGGCTATTCGCAGCAGTTGGTGCTACGTTAGATAGTGCAATGGTTAGCTGATTGCTCCCAAGATTATGGGTGCCTTCTGCTACTGCTTCCACGAATGAGTTGAATTTATTGAAAACTGCCATCTGTAATTATTTATGCAAATTTACTCATTACTTTTCGATTTCAGCACCCCTGCAATCTTACGGGCAATCCCCCACTTATTCGCTTGGTAAAGTTTCATGTCGGTAAGGTTGGTGATGAAGCAAACCTCAATTAACACCGTTTCTGCATCCGCTTTCATCCATGCTAATGACCTGCGTGCAGTTAGCTTTTCCGGTCTTATGCCCCTATCCTTAAAACCAACGAAAGCAAATATCTTCAGCAGGGAACTTGCAAGGTCTTGTTCAAATTTGCTCACATTATCGGGTACAATAATTTCACTCCCCTTTGCTTCCACGTTTGCAGATGCGTTCCAATGGATGTCAACTAAAATATCTCTTTTGCTAAACTTACCACGCAGCCAAGCAAGGGTTTGAGCAAGTGCATTGGTATTGCTATCTGTAAGCGGTACAATGCCCTCTTTTTGCAGTTCAGCAACTACCATGTCCCGTAATTCAATGGCTAAATCACGTTCAATGTAGCCATTCCCGGAAGCACCTGGATCAGCTCCACCATGCCCGGCTGATAAGATTATTTTTCTCGCCATAGCTTATAAATTACAAATGATATAACTGCCACAATGGATAACGCTAACCAAAACGGCAACCGTTTGGTTTCCTTGTTGCGATAGTCGGATTGACTGAAACCGATAATAGTACCCGTTGCCTTAACGCTATCCTTTCGGATGCCGTTAATAACTTCTTTACTGGATGCCTTTACATTCTCATAGATTATCCTTTTGCGCAGGATGGGAACGGTTGTATAGGTGGTATCGAATAACTCTACCGTCTTGGTTTGAAACTCAATCCATTCCTGAAGTGTACGGGTAGTATCTACTACCGATACTCTTAATGTATCGTATTCGTATATGGTCAGCGTTTCGGTTTTTCCCCTTGCTTTGTTTACTGAATTGCAGGATAGCAGTACTAATAGTACCAATATTGCAATGAAAACAAACGGGAACCAATTAAACTTTGGGGTCTTGTTCATCTGGTACGATTGCATAGTGTTCACCATTTGCGAGAATTGCGGAGAATACCTCCAATAGAGTTGGCAGGAAAGCGATAATTATACCCACATTTGCCATTTGTTTGTCGGTCAGGTTAAATACTTGAAATACTGCCATGACCGTTGGACCGGATAATAACCCGATAACCCTCTTTGATTTGCGGTACCATTTCGGGGCCGGCTTATTTACGTTGGTTAAACTAATGTTTGTCTTTCCCATTTCTGTACTTATTTACATTTACGAATATTGTAACTAATGCTGATAGTATGGTGCAATACGTTGCCACATCCGATGCAGTCAAATGACTAAATACCCAAAAAGTGAGAGTTACAAGCAGTCCATTTATACCTGCATCATTTGTTTGGTGTTCCATGTCTTAAAGCATATTTATAGAATGATTCAAATACTACACCCCAAACGAACCACATGATGAATATATCAAGCCACCCGAATACGGGAGTGTATAAATGTACTGCTGCGAATAAAGATAGCAGCATTGCGGTCTTTGCAATATGCCAAGCATCGAAGCGCATCCAATTAAATGTCAGTTTAACGTACTGCCATGATATTGATGGATTCCACCATTTTGCGTTGTACTTGCTAAATATTGACTTATCAAAGTGCCACAATAGTACATCCATTACGGCATTGAAGAAAGCGGCTAATATGATGAATAGATAGGATGTCATTAGTTAGATATTATTTTCCAGTTTGCGCCATCTGATATAATGTGTACTCTTGACCATTGTGTTGAAAGTGATTGAGTGGTAGCCCCGTCAATAGTCTGTGAGCCGTTAGGGTCAACGGTTATAGTACCTGTGCCGCTATTTTTTATTATTAGTATTCTTCCCGTGTTGCCTACTGCCGTGAAAAGGTTAACGGTAAAAGTACCTGTTGTGCAGTCAATGAAATAGTCATTTGTCGCAGCGGTATAGGTTGTAGTACGGGCAAGGTATGCTTGATTGAATCCTGTGCCTTGAATACTTCCTGCTACTTGTAATTTATCAGTTCCGTCATCTGTTGTTTTTCCAACAAGTAAATCACCTGCTGAAGTTGGGTCTATTATAATACTTAATCCAGTTGGCATTCTTATACGTTCAACACTATTTGCAATCAATGATACAGAGTTTGCTGCTTGTAGATACATTCCATTTGCAGGTGCGGTTGATGATGTCGGAATGAATGAACCACCTGTAACCGTTCCCCCCACCGTTGCATTGGTGGTTACTGATAGGTTTGTTGCAGTTGCAGTACCGCTAACATCTAACCTACTACCCGGAGTTGCCGTACCGATACCTACGTTGCCTAATCCGTTGACAATAAAAGAATTACTATTTGAATTTGTTTGTATTCTAAATGCACCTGCCGCAGTCATATTAGAGTTATGCGATAAATTGTCAATATCTAACGCATATACTCCGTTACTTAATGATGCAGCAGTTTGTTTAATTAAAGTAACTGCTCCACCTGCTTCTATATTTAATCTTGCGCCCGGACTTGTCGTACCTATACCTACGTTGCCGTTTGGATATTTAATTGTAAGTCTTGGAGTTGTTGTTTCTTGTATTTGGAAATCATCGCCAACTGATTGCAGTCGGTAATAGTAATTTGAAGCACTTCCTATATAAATATATCTGTTTGCTCCTGTTGTTAATTCAATATTACCTGCTACTGTTAATAGTTCGCCCGGACTTGCCGTACCTATACCTACACTCGTTCCATTATCAAATATCTGTGAGTTACCGATAGCACTTGATGAAGTGAATTTAGGTATGTAATTAGTAGTACCACTACCTGCAATACTACCACCACCACCACCCACACGCATCCAAGTCCTTTTATACTTGACATAAAGCGAACTATCAGCAGGTCTAATCAGTATCTGCGAACTATCAGCACTCACCCCTGCGGCGGTGTCCTTAGTAGGAATACCGATACCATTCACATAACGTACTTTGCTTCCTGTTTGCTGCCATTGTGCGGATGCACCAACAGATAAAAGCAATAACAATCCTATTATAAGTTTTCTCATATTATGTATTTATTGTACTAAAATTATAATTTTTTCACCTGCAAAGAACGGCACATTACTATCAACGGTCAGCGTACCACTACCCACAGTCCACACTACACCTGTACCCGGTGAACCGCTATAAGCAATTGTTTCAAACGATGTACCACCCCGTGAGCCGTATATCATTGTCTTACCTGCCCCACCCGGTATAGCTATCGAAGTCTCCCCACCACCGGCAGTATATTGCAGCACCTGTGTAGTTGTACCTTGTATAACTATCCCCGTTGGCGTTACGGTGGTTCCTGCTAAACTATACACACCTGTACCCTGATAACTTACCTGATAAGTTGCGATGTCCTTATTTGCCCCCGTAATGGTGAAGGATTGCAACCATGCCAAACCCGATACTATCACCAATCCCCCTGCAGTACCATTGTCAATAACGAACTTCAGCGATACCAACTCCCGATTCAGTTGGCTATTGAGCATAAACAGGTAGGAATAATCATCTAATACAACAAGTCCATCCGCTTGTATTGACCAGGTAGCCACATCTGGCCGGGACTCTCTGAACCAGGCACTACTGATATTGGTAGTTTCCATTGCATCCACCTCTACCGAAAAGGTGCAAGTCCTTGCACACGCAATGAGATTATCTGTCATTGCTATCGAATTGTACCTGTAAAGGTTTAATTTTTGTCCGGTTACTGGTGTCATACGCAATCTATTCCCATTGTTAAATTTGAGCCGCTAATAGTTATCGGAGTGTATATCCTTGCACATACAGATGCTCCCGGCAGCAAAGTTACGGGACCAAACGCAATTCCATCACACCGGATGTAAGAACCAGTCCAGTTAGAACCTGTTAGGTTAGTGTACTGCTTACAGGTTGCAGTTGGTGTTGCCGTTGGTGTATCTATTTGCGTATAAGTCAGCACCGCATTTGATACCTGCATAGCAGTACCCGACAAGGTATTGTTAATGTAATCAATGGTGCAGGTACTCATTACAAACCTTGCAGAGTTCACGTTCACCAAACTTGAAGGATCCTGTACCCCGAAATTATGCAGTAACCCTATGATGTAGTTACCGGATTGATTAAATAGGTTGTATGAGTTAAATGCCATGTTCACCTGTGGCAGGGAAAGGATGTTAAATAACTGCGAATAAAGAAGGTTACCTAATGTCGCATAGGTGTCACTACCGCCAAACCTTTGGAAGTTCTCTAATGCGGAACCGCCTAAATTAAGGTTAAGAAGTGTTTGCGCCTGTGTGGTGCTATTTTTCGGGAACGGTAACCCTATTTTAGTACTTGCCTCTTTTTTATACTGATTGGATGAAGTATTGTTATTTACTATCCTTTTTTCAGTTAGC